ATCTAAGCTTACAGTCTCCATTACCTTATACAGTCTATCCTCTAAAGGTTTACTTATTGTATTATAAATCTCATTCCATTTCTTTGCTTCTACCCTCCACTTACTTCTTTCTATACTCCACTCTGAATAATCTCCTTCCTTTATAACTTCATCACATTCACATATATTACATAGTACCCCAAACTCATAATCATTATTATGCAACCCCTCTCTATGATTACAATTCAAACACACAGGAGAGTTCTCTAGAAACTCTATTTCTTCCTTACTTAGACCACTCACTTCCTTTATATTCATACTTTCCTCTCTTCTTTCCAGTTCTTCTTAAGTAATTTCTATTCTTAGCTTGTTTATAAGAATCACTTCTAGCATCATGAATGGCATATTTCTGTAAAATAGTATCCAATAGATCATTCAGAAATACATCTCTACTTACTACTACAAAATTCTTTATAATATCCATTGACTTCCTTCTATTTTATAAGTATAATCTCTTATCAAGAACAAACTAAGAGAGAGTATAAACCAGAATTAAGAAAAATACAAGAAAATAATAAATAAAATTATAAGAGTTATAGACTAGAAGTGAGTATTTTACAAATCCCTAACTATTATAGAGGTAAAAATGGATCTTAGTCAACTTTCTCATGAACTTTTAGAAGAAGCTATTACTAAAGGGACTATTACAGTAGAAAATAGAGTTATTCAACTTACAGGAACCCAAATAATCTCTGTTCTTAAATACATCTTAGATAAAAATATAGAAATTAAGAAAGAAGAAGAGGTAAATATTCCTACAGAGATGTTTTACCATCCTATCTCTCCTGTCTTTTACAATTCTAAAGGAGAAGAAGTAGAAGTTCCTTTTATAAACCCACAAGGAGAATAAAGATGTCTGTATACTTCAATAAATACAAAGGTATGAAGGAAAATTTTATAACAATAGGCATTAAGAATCCAGATATAAGTATAGTGGCTACTCTTACAGAAGAAGAATTCTTAGAAATGGTAGAACAAGTTAAGAGTAACCCACCTAGTTATCCTTTACCTCCTGAAGATTATAAAGAAGAAGAGTATATAGATAAAGAACAGGATGCTTATTTTGTTAATATAACTAACCTAATACTTGATCAATATGGTAATTATGTTAGGAAAAAGGAATAAATAATGTGGACCCTACACAGCCTCTTTCCTATCTGTATAAAACCTACTTGTCCATTATTTAATACACGTCATATGCTTCCACATCAAGAAGAAATAGCTACTCAAATACTTACAGGAGATGAGAATTACATATACCTTCAAGGTGGAGTTGGTAGTTCAAAAACAATGCTATATGCAGCATTAGGAGTAGCTTTAGCAATAAGTATCCCTGAAAGTGAAGGTATACTCTTTCGTAAAGACTTAACAGACAACAATAAAACTCTCTGGAAGTACTTTAAAGCCTCCATAAAAGCTGCATGTGAACAGAATATAATTAAAGGAAATTATGAAAAGCTCTTTAAATTCAAACACCAAGGTGATTATAATGAATGTCACCTTCCAAATGGATCTATTGTATACAGAGGTCAAACTAAGTCCTGGTCTGCATATATGGGTCCAACTTACGACTTCATAATAGTCTCTGATGCAATGGAAAATAATAACTTTGGAGAAATCTTCCGTGGAGAAGGAGTAGTAGGTGGACTACAATCACGTCTACGAGGACAACATGCTTCATTCTTTAAACTTCCTAGTGGACAATACAAAGATATGCGTAGATTTCTTATTGAAACTAACCCTCCTCCTAATGTCAATGAATTGCACTCTTTATTCGGGAGAGAGCCAGGAGTACGAAATCTTACAAACACTCCTGACCCAGTTACTGGAAAGCATATCACATATAGACACATTCAAGCAACATCTGTCCAAAATGATCATAACCCGTCAAGCTATGTATTAGAAATTGCCGCTACACATTCTAACCCAGATGACATACGTAGAATTCTAGAAGGTAAAACTGTTCCCTATTATGGCGGTATACGTGTAATAGAGACCTTCCATCCAGAAGTACATGTAGCTTCTTTTGAAACTGATATAGAACTTCCTCTATTTGTAGGTATAGATCCCGGATTTCAACATCCTGGTGTTACATTTAGTCAAATTAAAAAATGTGCATATAATAAAGACCACTATATAACTCTTTCAGAGATTAGTAACCTCTACAATAAAACTACTTACGAACTAGCAGATTATAGAAACGCTGACCAGCTAGGAATCCTTCAACACTTACAAGACTTCTACCCTACATACTTTGACTTTGAAAGATACACACAAGTAAAGGAAATGTTAATAGAAAGATCAGGAGATCCTACAGATATAGATTTCTCTATATTAGAAAACCACTTTACTAACATATACTTCTGTATAGATAAATCAGGAAATAATACAAGTAGGACTAATAAAGATTCTAAAAGTGACAGAAGTATCTTACTAACAGAATACGGAATTAACTGTAAATTTAAAACAAACATAGGTCTTGAACAGTCCTTAAATAGAGTACGTAAGCTCCATAAAGAACTCTGCATATGTAACCTTCCTGCTAGAATGATAGACAAAACCTGCTATATGCTTATAGATGCATATAGTGGAGGATATAGATATCCTAAGAAGAAGGACGGTACTCATGGAGATAAACCTGTAGAAGACCATAATTATGAAGACATATGTGATGGAGATAGATACTCTATAGAAAACTTCTTATTCTCTACCTCTTACCTAGAAGATGTAAAAACAGAAACTAAAAAGAGAACTCTTTATGAAGAGTTATATGGAAGTAGTGGAAATCCTAAGTATCCCTGGTCCTGGATGGGCGATATCTCTAGATCCTAGAATCAGGATCTTGACTTTCCTTCTTTCATAAAGTACACTACCCTATAGGAGGTTCTGTACAGAAACATGCCTATTAGTAAAGACGATGAGAAGTGGATATTAGACATCCTATTAGGCCCACTAGAAGGAGTACGTAATAGACGTAAGTTTATAGAAAATGAATGGTTACAGAATTACAGAGCCTGGAGAGGTTGGCCTACATATAACTACATGTTACCTCTAGCAGATGGAGCTATTCACTACTTTATCCCACACGCTCGTAGAACTATAGAACGTGGAAATAGTAGAATTAAAAAACTCCTCCTACCTAGAAGTAAATTCTTCCAATCCTTCCCAAGAGATATGTACAGTCATGAAAATGCTCAATACGTAGATTCATACTTAGACTTTATATACTCAGAGAAGATAGAAAAGAATAGACTTATTGGATCACTAGTAAGGTCTCTACAGTTATACAACTTCTCTGTATTAGGAACTTCTATAAAAGTAACAAATGATGAAGTATGGCCTTGTCAACAAGATGTAGATCCTTTCTCCTTTTATATCTTCCCCGACACTGCAGGAACAAGGGATGAGGCTCAAATCATATTTCAAGACATAATTATTCCTTATCAAGTTTACTACTCCTTTGTAGATAGAGATGATCCTGAACACTCTTTATATGATTATGTAAGTGCAGATAAACTTACTACACCTATATGGCCTTATCATTTAATAGAACGCTTAGCATATGCTGGATTAAGTAGTCCATCTGATTTCATGCATGGTACAGGTAATTACACACGTAAAACAGAAGAAGATTTAAAAAAGGAAAGTAAAGAATTTATAGACTCCTTTACTAAACGTAGTAATGCTTTCTTTCAAGGGAGTAAAGTATACTTTAGATTAGGGGGAAAGTGGTTCTACACTGTAATATGTTATAACACTCAAGAACCTTGTCTTGTAAGATTAGATGAAGAAGAGAATACACCTTTATATAGATGGGCTAATGAAAGACCTTTACCTGGAGAACTCTATACAAGTTCCTCACAAATGGATGATATACGAACTCTACAAACTCTAGCTAACAATGCTTTAAGTCAAGTAGAAAGTAATAGAAGTGTAGTGGCAGAACCTCCTGTAGCTAGAGATAGAAATATAGCTACACGTACAGAACAGTACGTATATGCACCTAGAAGGATATGGGATGTAGAAGGAGACCCTAATCAAGCATTTAAAACTATAGACGTTCATGATACTGGACCTGAAGGTATACGAGACTTTCAAATATACTTAGGTCTAATGGATAGAGGAAATGGAGGAACTATAGCAGAAGGTCAACCTGGACGTAATATGCCCAGAGCCGGATTTGCAGTGAATAACTTAGTAAATTTATCCTTAGCAGATACAGAAGACTCTGCTACATGTATAGAAGAATCCCTACTAACTCCTGGTATAGGAGATATCTACCATGTAACTCTAGAATACATTCCTACTTCTCAACTTATTAAAATCCCTGGTAAAGCTGGTAATCTTCCTAAAGTATTTAACAAACTAGATCTACGTGGTAATTATACCTTTAAATGGCAGTGCTCTCTAGAATTTAGAGATACTCAACAAGTAGCTGATAGTCTTACAAAATTACTAGAAATCTTAGCTAATCCACAAACTATGCAACTCTTACAAAGTCAAGGTAAACAAGTTAACTTTGCTTCTTTAATACAAACTCTCTTTGTATACTCAGTAGGAGAAGAGGGGTTAGATGATATAATTATAGATGCTCCACCTATGCAACCTATGCAGCCTCAAGGTATGCAGGGTGGAACACAGGGAGGTATGCAACCTCAACTCCAGGGTAGCGGTCAGCAAGGAAGTATACCTCCTCAAATACAACAAGCTTTACAAGGTTTACAGAAAGGTGGAACAGGAAATGTCCAGTAATATGTCCAATGGAAAAGAAGCTATGAAAGCTAATAAGATTCGTAAGTCTGCTACTTCTCACTCAGGAAGGAATAAGCAAAAGAGGGGAAGTATGGATAATGGGAGAAGTAAGACTAAGAATGTAAAGTTCCAGAAAAGTAGTGGTAGCGGTATGGATGATACAGAGTTTTAATTTATAAATATAAGGAGTAAAAGAAATGGGTATGCAACAGGAATCTTATGATGCAATTGCTCGTCCAGGTACGAATACAGGTTTAGGAACTGTATTCTGGCAGGCTCTACAAGCTGGAGTTAAGGCAGTATCTCCTACAAAATACATGCAAGATGCTAATATCCTTCATGATAAGGACCAGTTATTTCTTCCATGTATTACTGCTCCTGCCGCTGGTGCATATCCACTCTTTACAGTAATAGAAGGTATCTGGCAGGTAGATGCTGCACTTATCTACCAAGTTACAGCAGGAACATCTATTACCTTTGATATACTCTGGGTTGCTAGTGGAACTGCAATCGGTTCTGGTACTACACAACTTACTGGTACAATAGGTGGGTCTACAGCTGGTAATAACTTAAAGTATGTTTTAGGAACTCTAATAGCTGCTCCTACACAAGCTGGACCAGGACAGATTCTGGGAGTTAACGTAGGTGGTACAGTTACTTCCTTTGTAGGAAACGTACAAGTCCATGTAAAGAGATTAGCATAATGGCTCCTACAAGACCAGAAGAGTATCAAGCATATAAAGAGTTAGAAAATAGAGACCCCTGGAAACATAGAACACAAGGTACGTCCTGTGCTACATGTATGTGGTTTGTAGAAAAAGGTAAACTAGGTAGATGCCGTAGACATGCACCTACTATGTCAGGTTATCCTGTAGTATACTCTACAGACTGGTGTGGTGATCACAAACTAGATGAAACGAAGGTGTAAGTATGGAAGAGAATGAAACTACTGAGAATGAAAGTGTAGAAGAAACTAAACCTACTCTAGATGAAGCTAAGTTAAAAGAACTTATAGGTCAAGGACTAAAGGAAGGTTTCTCTCAACTTAGTAATCAACAGAGTAGTAATCAAAATACAAATGTAAGAGAAGAAGTAAAAGATGCTTGGGATGAAATTCTAGATCCTAGAATT